TCGTCAATGCCCTGTCTCTGGTTAGCTCCGTCCTGTTTTCCGGTGGAAACCCGGAGATAAGCATAGACCGCCATTATTGCACGCCTCCATGCTCCGCGCGGCTTGCCACTTTCTCAAGCTCGTCCAGTTTTGCCCTTGCTTTTTCAATCAGAATTCTTAATTCATCAATATCAACTAAGCGTCTTGTAGTGTAGTTCGCAAGCTCCGTAAGAACATCGTAGGCGTCTACCTGATAGATTATGTCGTCCTCGTCCTGGGTGATTGTCATCGTTTGAAGTCTCCGTCGTAGCAGTATGTGTTGTTGACCACGATATTGGGTCTGAATCCGAGCTTCTCCTGTCTCTGGGAAATCCTTTTCACGTTCCTGTAGAACATACGGACGGCCTCGATCGGGCTTTCAGCTTCTATCTCCTTGTCATCAGCAAGCAGTCCGCGCCGCACGTCAAAAATCCTGTATCTTTTCATTTATTCCCCTGATTCTCCTGACTGATTGTCATCTTTGCTTTTCCCCCGGAGCAAGATTCTGTTTTGCGTATCTCCAGAAAACGCCCATATCCAAAGCCTTTAGCCCGATTTCGTTTCTGCAAATGTCATCCGCCAGAATCTCCAAAGCAGCCAAAGTGTAAACGTAAGTATCAAAGCCGTGGTTTGCAGCTCCAAATTTAGCGCGCCAGATTGTCTTCAGCCATTGGCCCGTATTCTTGTCTATAACCTCAACTTTTTCTTCCGCTTCAAACATCTTGAAATAATCATCCCTAAAGTTTTCCGGGAAGTTCGGAAACCACGCCGGCTGTTTTTCGCCTTCGTTCCATCTCAGGACATTCATGCTGTTTGAAATTCGGTCTTTAAGTTTTCCTGTGTTTACATGGTATGCAAGCGGCAAGCCTATCCGGTCAAGTGTCGCGCGGCTGAAAAGCTGGTAAGTTTCGCCGCCCTTTATCCAGTCCATACCTTTTGAAGCGTAAACGCCCGCTGTAAACCGTGCCACAAAGGAATAGACCCAATCTGTGTAATGTCCCGAATCAACAAGCGTCATTGCAATGCGGTAGTTCAAGCCGTCTTCGTCGGTAAAAATGCCGTTTTCAATAATCTGTTCCAGCTCATCCCACGGGCCGCCGAATTGCTCCGTTGTGCCCTCGATAAACTTAAAGTCAATCGTGTATGTGACGCCATTCACGGCAAAGCCTTTTATGTCAACATACAAACCGTTTTTCTGAACATCGACTGCGCAAACAAGAATAAGAATTGGGCTTCCTGCTTCTTCCCGTGCAAGCCTGTTTGGAATCGTGCCGCGTGCAAAGCCAAAACGCCTGTGCAAAACAGCCTTTTCATATTTGATTTGCTCGTTTTGCTCCTGGAATGTAAGCCCCTGTTTAAGATTGCGGAAAACTCTGTAGCGTTCTTTGTCCCGCACTTTGTTCGCCTTGATGTCCCAGCAGCCCGCCCACTGGCTTACATAGTCTTCCCAGGAAAACATTCCCGGCGGATTGTACAAAGCTGTAATGTGATAGCTTTCCGTGTTTGGCTGAATCGGCTTTTGGCTTGCCCGCCATTCGCCTTTAGGAACAATGGCTGCCTTGTCATAGTTTTTCATAATGCCGCCGCAATACGGGCATTTGTAGCCGACTGTCTCTAAAATCGGCTCAAAGTTTTCGTTGTTTTCCCAGACAATGCCGCCTATCTGCTCTGTTTTATCTTCGTTCCATACCGCCCATTCAAGTTTCTGCATTTCGCCGCAAAACTTGCACGGAACATAAAAATACTTCATTGTTCCGTTTCTGAAAAGTTTAGCAATCAAGCTGCTTCTTTCTTCAGTCGGTGTTGAACCAATAAAAAGCTTGCTGCTCGTAGGGTAGGCATCCAGACGCGCAACCGCCAAATCATAAATCGAACCTTCGCCTTTAACTTTGGCTTGCATTCCGTCCGCTTCGTCCACAAGCTCAATTTTGTAGGAAAAGTTTCTGAAGCGGTTTCCGCTTCCGGCTCCAACGGCGTGTAAATATCCGCCTGGATATTCCTTTTTCAGCCCTGTATCACCTGTGTTCTTTGCGCCAGCCGCTTTTCTTGTCTGGCTGAAAATAAGGTTTCTTAATCCGCAGTTGTCTATTGTCGGGTCGATTTTTGTGTTTACGGCATCACGGGCCATCATTTCGTCCGGCAGGACATAAAGCTGCGGCGCGGGATTTTCGCCGATGTAATACATCATTATGCTTTCAAGCAGTCCTGTTGTGGCTCCAACCTGGTTTCCCTTCATGACATAAACACGCCTTGTCGGGCAGTCCGGCGCAAACTGGTCTACAATTTCCCTAAAATACGGAAACTTGTCATAGCTGAATTTGCCTGGAAAAGGTGAGAGCGCACGGTCAATGTAGCGCACGCTTTCAATGTATTCGCTTGGCTTCCTGTAGCTTCGCTGCGCCGTTAATCGTGAGAACTGCTCAATTAAAAAATCCACATCGTCAAAATTGATTTTAACTTGTGCCATCTAACACCTTGCCATTCCGGCTACTCACGTGAGTAGTCAGGATTCCGGCGCGTCCAGAGCAAGCAGGGATTTTTTGAGCTCCCGGCCCGCCCTGAACGCAGCCACATAATGCGGCGGAATATCCTTTGTTTCGCCTGTCCTCGGATTGCGCGCATCCTTGCGGCCGTTCCGCTTTTTTGTGTACAGAGTGCCGAATCCGCGCAGCTCTATTGTGTTGCCGTTCATAAGCTCGCTTTTCATTTTTAGAATGATATGGTCAACAACCTGCGCCGCTTCCTCGCGCCCGAATTTATCACTGTATGAGTTATACAAATCTTCAGCCAAATCAGCCCTAACAATTTTCTTGTTCATTTTCTGCCGCCTTGTTTTTATAATCCTGTTCAATGCAGGCAATGTCACGCGCAAACGCTGCCAAATCCTCTTGCAGATTCGCAATCTTGCGCTGAATGTCGTCCGTGTCCACTTCCGGCAGGGAAGAGTCAACAAAAATCTTTTGAGATTTTCCCTGCAATCCCCTGTTGCACAAAGCCTGTATAACAGAGTTTGTTTTTCTCTGGTCAATAATCATAAATCCCCTTTTATTACGTGCCAGGCAAAACGCAGGCGCATAATGAAATTCTTTTTATTGATGTAATCGCAAAATCCCCTGTAATGCCGGATTGCATCTCGTTTGTTTCTTCTGTACATTTTCCGATTCTGATTCTGGCTCATTCTTGAACGCTCCTTATTTATCAATCCGGACTAAGCCTGTAAAACTTCCGTCCGCATTGTCAGCCGGGCCGATGTATAAAACAATTTTTCCCCATTGCTCAATAGCCATTTCCATACCTTCTTTGTTAGCGTGCATAGTTCCGCCGTGTCCGTATGTTTCCGCACAAATCTGCGCAGCCGTCGTGCAACCCATAACAAAATCAAATCCGTGGTAAACAGCTTTATAGTTTTTTTTCTTTTCTGCCAGTTTGAATTTTTCCCAAAGTTTCATTTTGTATTGTCCTTTTGTGTTGCAGCTTGCTTTGTTTGAAACTCGTTCATAAAGATTTGTACCTCGTGCAATCATTCTGTATTTCATTTTGTACCTTGCAGTAAATCCAGCTTGTCATTCAAATCTGCAATAACTGCCGCAGATTCGTCTTCTGTTTTGTCGTATTTGCCTTTTAAGCCGTTCAGTTCAGAAACAATGTGTTCTTTGCATCCGGCAATGCAGCGTGTTAAATTGTCGCTCAAAACATTTATAACTTCCTGCCGCCTTTTGCCATCATCACTGGAGAGCGCAAGGGCTATAACCTGGTCGCTTACAGCTTCCGGCACATCCAGCAGCTTGTTCATAAGCTGGTCTACAAAGCTGAAAAGCCGCGCTACAACAAAGTCTTTTGGTATTTGCAGCATTCGTCTTTCTTGCGTTTTTTGTTCGCGCTCGTCGGCGGCTGTTAAGTCCCGCAGAATTTTTGCGTAGTCGCCTATGCCTTTTACATCGCCGTAGTGTTTAATCAAATCGCCAATCGTCATGTTCAGCATGGATGCGGCTTTGTTTTGCGCTGCCATTTGTTTTAAGTATTCTTTTGCGTTCCGTTCCGGCAAGGGAAGAGCTGTTGCAGGGGCGTTTTGAATTTCTTCTGTTGCCTTGCTGAAAGTTCTCTCCAGTTCTTTTGCTTGCAGGGCCGCTTTTCGCTTTTCTTTGTGTTTATCTAAATACGCACGGTTCAGCGGGTTATCAGTGTCTAGTTTGCCGCCGCTGTTTAGTATGAGAGTACCATTTTTTATTTTCCCGCTTATGGCCATGCGCGAAACGCCAGCCATCCGTGCAAATTCTGCTGCTTTTACTTCCATTACAAAAATTGTAAATGTTGACAATATAACTCGCTATACCAATGTAAATTTTTTGTAAACCTAGCGCAGAACATGGCACACAAAAATCAAAACGCACCCGCCGCCGAATAATTGCATACGGGTATGGGCGTTTCCCAGTACCTTTTGATAGATTTTCTTTTTGTTTGCGGTCGGTAAATGTTGGTAAAACAATTAAATATTTTGGTGGTAAAGTAGTAAAAGATTTTTGGTAAGAGTTTCTAAAGTTTTTTTTGGAATAAAATTTTTTATTCATTAAAATTTTTATCCTTAAAAAACTTTACACAAGTAATATAAATTACTTTACCATTTTACTATAAAAAATCTTGTAAATTGTTATATTAAAACAATTTGAAAAGTAAAGTTATTTGTAAAGTATTGAGAGTAAAAAAAAATGAAAAAGGTTGCAAAGTTTGATTTTTTTGATTTTTCTTTTTTCGGTAAAATTATTTTTTACCGAAATCAACAGCCTACGCGCTGCAATGTTGCCGTTAGATGAAAAATAATTACCTTTACCCGAAAGCGTAACGCTGTACCCGTGTAGATTTCAGCAAATACCGTGCAATCAAATCCTTTTCGACCTGTGGCATTGGGTCGCCTATGCAGTCTGTAAGCGGCTCTGCAAGGGTAACGGGGTAATATTTGCCGTCCATAAAAGCCCAGATTCCTATTTTTTCTGACAAACAAAGCGTAAAATCACGGCAGGCAGCTCTTGGAGCTTCTAAATGAAACAAATAACCGTGAAAAATGAATTCGCCGTTCCATCGTGTTATCTTCTGGAACTTCACGGAAAGTAAATATTCAAGTTTGTTATCTGTCATTTTTACAGGTTTGTAGTGTGTTTTTTCATTCTGTGGGGGAACTGCAAAACGCTCTTTGTACATTTTTATATAGGTCGGCATGAATTCATTTGCTTTTTCAATCGTATCTATGCCTAAAAATCTGAATAACTGCGGCAGCCGACCTTGCAAAGTTTCCCAAAATCGTTCAATTCTGCCTTTTGCTTCTGCGGATAGGGCTAAAATTATTTCAGTGTTCAGTTCGTTGCATATTTCCGTCCAATGAGTTTCTTCTTCCTTGCTGTATTCAAGCCGTTCTTCCAGCGTTTTATCTTTTTTTCGTGTGTTTTTTACAAAAGCTGCGTGCCTGTCGATGTAAACAGCTTCTGGTTTTCCTTGTAATGTAAGAGTTTGCCTTAAAACTTCGCTATAACCTAATCTGCATTCATTCCGGCAGAAGTAAAGCCCTGTTGGTTCGTGTGTAGCGTCATCTACAGCCCCATGCAGTGTTATTTTTTCGCCATTCATAAGCCAATCATGTTCAGAAGCGTCTAATTGCAGTAATTCACCGGTGCAGGGGCGTTCTTTTCGTGGTAAATGCTTCTTTTTCTTGATTTTTGAATGTGCTTTTGGGGATTTTATACCGTCTGCCTGTAGAATTTCTGTAAGTGTGATTATGCCGATTTTAATATTGTGATAGGTCTCCAGGCGGTCTTTGAATGCGCTGAAATTAGTATTTTGCCAATGTTTGTGGTATATTCTGCATATTTCTTTTCGTAAATCACCGCTGTACCGCTTCTTTTGAGATTTTCCCTTGTGACCATTTGTAAAAATCAAGTCGCCGAACAGACGGTATCGGTGTTTTAAGTATGAAACACCTCTTTCTGTAATCCCAATATTTAATGCAGCTTGTGCAATAGAACATTTTCCGATACACGCAAGAGGAATCCAGCGCCGCTTGCGCTCTTGCAATGCAAGGTATTCTTGAGACATAAGCAACCCCTAAAAATGTTTTCCGCATTGCAATTCTCGGTTAAGAATATATAAAAGTTAAGTTTATCGGTATTTTTTTTGAAGAAAAACACTGAAAATCAAAATTAGCTATTGACA